AGTTAATAATGGAAAATAAGATTTGTAATGTTTGCTTAGAAAAGCTACCAATAGAAGATTTTTATTTTAATAGCACTTTTAATACACCACAAAATCCGTGTAAAAAGTGTAGAAAAAGTAAACTAAAAATAGTTAGTAATAATTCAAAAGGTTGTTTAACTTGTCTTCAAAAAAAACCCCTAAACTCATTTTATAAATTACATTCTGGATATCAAAAAACTTGTATAGAATGTAATACTAAAAAATATGAAGAATCAAATATAACTGGTAAAAGAAAATGTTATGGTTGTAATACAGAAAAGAATGTTATTGAATTTTATTTATATAATAATAAATTACACTATCCTTGTAATCAATGTAAATCAGAAAGAACAGCTCTTAAAAAAGAAGATAGTAGAAATCCAATTGTTGAAATAGATGGCCAAATAAAAACATTAAGAAATAAGTATATTAGAACACGCTGGTTAGACGCAATAATAAAATATGATAATTATATCATCTATTGTAAAGATGTTAAAGCAGATGATGTTAAATTGATAAAAAAGTTAGGATTTGGATTTGTACTAAAAGATGAACCTGATTTGAACTTTTTCAAATAAACTTTTCTAATATTTTCTAATATAAATAGAGCTTTGTTTATCTAATATAAATTAAAAACCCTGATAGTTTAATCTATCAGGGTTTTTTAGTATACAATCTGATTACTTTTTAATATTATCTTTTATCTGTTTACTTAATTTTTCTAATTTTTCTTTAATACAATTATCACAATTACATTCTTTATGCTTTTTATCATCAAAAAATACTAAAAATCTCTTAAATAAGTATCCACCAAATCCACTTACAAATCCAAGAATTATAGCAATGAATATTTTTAATAAAAGATTCTCAAGTTCTATTCCGATCATACCAAAAGTAAAACCAGAACCAAATCCTAACAAGGTCTCACTATGATTTGATGTATTACCGTTTATTATATCTAAAGTTAGTTGTTTCATCTCAATAAATAATTTCATATTTTCATTCTAATTTTTAATCTTATTCAAATTACATTAAAAAATAACCATTTCCATTACAACACCTATCATCGCTTGACCAACCACCTATTGTTCTATTGGGAATTGTTATATCAGGTAGCCATAGACCAGCAAAATAACTATTGTTTTTAGCTTTAATCCTATTAACACCTGTGATTTGATAATATTCTGGAAATTCCTGTGGATTGTTAGTTATATACTCTCTAATTCTCATATCGTAGAACTGAGCATTATTAGATACTTGTTGTCTTATATACTCAATATCATTTCTGCTAGATGGTTGACCATATTGACTTGACTTTTGACTAACTGATTTGTTAGTAACCTTAAATCCTAAACTTGGAAGAGCTTCATATATTGACCATAAAGCAGTACTCATTTGTATATAATTATTCATTAGGTAAATATATTGAGCTCCTTGTGGCGAATTATAAGTATTTATATCATTAATATATTTAGTATATAATTCATATCCTAACATACTTTGTGTTCTAACACTTTGAGCAATTAGAATAAAACTAGACAAAGCATCATCATCTATATTTTGATCTAGATAACCTGATAAATACCTTTTGATATATTCAGGTGTTACAAAAAAAACAGTATTTAGACTCATTTTTAATTATTATTTTTTATTGATTTTTCTGATTGTTACCTTCTGAATAACCTGAAAGCTTCATAGCTGTTTGGTGGTCAAATTCATTAGCCACCAACATATAATACTTTTGCTCTGGTGTTATAGAACTCTCCAATATACCTAAAATATCACTTATATTAGTTGTTAATTTACTGAATTGTGGTTCATATTTGTTAATAAGTAAATTATCTTTAATACCATTTATTCTTCTTATCCAATTGAATACGCCTTCAATCAATCTTTGTTTTGGTTCAACATATTGAGTTAAGAAAATTTCTAAACTCTCTAACATTTCATTTCTTGAACCTAAAGCTCCTGGTGTTTGTATACCAAATAAAGATGGATTTGTTACCCTATGAGCTTTTAATATACCACTCTCAACTTGTTCATTTAACATTAAAAATCTAGCATCACTAGCATTCAATTCAATTGGTTCAAAGGCAGCTGCCTTATCTTTATCATCACTAAAGGTAACTAAAACATTACCAGCCATATCTGAACCTTGGTATTGATTTTTTAATCTTTTAATAATTTCCATAGCTTCTTCATTAGATGGTTGTCCAATTGGAAAGTTTATGTGCATAGATGGATGAAAACCATTTTTAACATTATTTAAGTGAAAATTACCAATTTCCCATTCTAATTCAATCCATCTAACACCACTTTCATACTCAGGTCTTGCATACCATTCTGTACCAGGTCTGTGTTCCTTTACATAAAGTATTTGACTTCTTTTCTTTTTATTAACGGTGCTAAAACCAGGATATAATACTGGTGGATATTTTCTAACATCTTCCCAACCATCACTAATCCAATAGTTATCATTCTGTGGATATTTTTCATCTGGTGTTTGTATTCTAACTTTTGCTGGATCAATGTAGTTTATTTCAGATATTCTTTCTCCATCTTTACTCCATATTAAATTTAAGAAAAATCCACCATACAACTCTATATCCATAGATATCTTAAATAGTAATTCATCAAGATCATCATCATTATAAACATTTTTCAATAGTAATTGTGCTTCAGGGCTCAAGTTTGTCTTGGCCCATCCATTACCACCAATCAACATTGCTTTCTGTTTTAAGATGGATGAGTGCATACTTGATTTGTTTGATAAACTAATCAAATAAATTGGATATAAATTATCTCCACCCCATTCAATCCATTGCTTAGTTCTACTTATTCTTTCAACTGGTAGTGGAATTTGTACCGAGTTAAAACTAAAACTTTGAACTATTTCAGCATTTTCTAATTTATTGTTTATATTCATATTTATTACATATTTTTGTAGTATTTAATTGTATCATTCATTGTTCCTATATACTCTTGTGTTGATGAATATGTTCCATTTATTATACATATTCCAGTTTCAACTTCACCTATTGCTTGTGTTAAGTCAAGAATATACGGACCTGGCATTTCATATACAGTATAAGTCCATTCACCACCATTTGCTTCAATAATACCAGCTGTTAAACCCGAATATGTTGCTATGGTAATCTCAAATTGTGACCAATACCAAGGTGCATATGATGTATCATTTTGATAGAATATAACTTCATCAAATGAGCCTTTTCTAATTAATTGAAAAGTATAATAAGGTTGTACTTGTGATGACTTCTCATATGGTGTAATCACAATTGAATTTGTACCTGTAACTAAATATATCATATATCATTTTTTCTTTTATATTCACCATTTGACCATTTTAATAGATGTATACTTCTCATCTTATCTTTTGTTTTTTGTGTTGTAGGTGGCCTACTTTTACCTTTATTAGAATGACTTATTTTTAATTTAGTCTCTTCAGACATTGGATTTCTTTTTCTATTCTTAGCAGCAATACTCATCTTCTGTTTTGTTGATAAGGATATAATTTTATTCATATTTCCACCACTGTTACAATTTAATCCATTATTTTTACTATCATATATTTCTATCCAATATACTTCTCTAGTATTAATTATATTAAGATCACATACTTCAATTATATCAATTTTATGATTATCATATCCATATTTTAACAAACTATTATATATTTTTGGCTGTGTTTTACAATGTAGACTTTTATACTTACGAAATCTATCCTTAATATTTACTGTTTGACCAATATATACTTTACCTGATGGTGATTCTATTTTATAAATAAATCCTAATTTACAGATCATTTTCTTCTATACAATTCATTTTTTTAACTTGTCTTTTACTACAAGATTTTCATCAACTTGAGCCTCAACTTCAAATATTATTTTATAACCATTGTTATAATAGTAATTGTACATATCTTTTTCTATGAATCTAACATATACTTCTCTTCTTGTTGCTGGACAATATATTTTACTATCCAAATATTCATTTTTTATCTTAATCATATTGATTATATATTAATTTTTTACTTTGTCTTTTTATTGTAGTATCTATTGATCTTCTGCCACATTAAATATATTTGCCTTCCTGACTTATATTTATCATATTCATTTATGTTATCTGTTATAATTTCATAAAAAAATAAAATTACTAATATATCATCAAATCCAATATTATGATTTTGCCTTTTAATCTTTTCAATGAAATTTCCTAATCCTTCTATATTAACATTTGGCTTTAATTTTCTTAATATACGCCATTTTCTACCATAATCACTGGCGCAACTTTTACAATAAGGACTCCTATTTGGTTCCTTTATTACCTCACATAAGGCACACTTTTTATATAGATATTTTTCTTTCATATATTATATATTATATTAAAAAAGTCGCTTTTGTACAAAAAAAAACCCCCTGAAAGCGGGGGTTTTTAGTTGCTCTAAAAATTAGATATGAAATAATATGGAAAACTGAGCAACTTAGTCTGTGATTACTGAAAGGGCTGCTGCACTAGATACTTGAGTAAGGCAATCATACTCTTTTCCAGTAAATGTAATTGTGAAACCATTAAGGTCACCATAAGCTTTTCCTAATCCACCAGTTATCGCTGTTACTGAAACAGGATTTTGTTTTCCAACTAAGAAGTAATTTCCGTTAACATCTAACACTATAATTCTCCATCTTCCTCTACCTAAAGTGTTGATTTGGTCATTCAAAGTTTGATTTACATTATGAACCGTAATTTCTACAACTTGATCGTAGTACGCTGTACCATTCTGTTCATTAAAGTTACCAGTTTCGGTCAATGATCCAGTTTCAATTGTTTGTTGAAACTTATAAAAACTAACAGTAGCTCCTGTAAAAGCAGTAATACCATTAGGTGATCCAGACACCGTACCAGTAGTATAAGTTAATGAACCGTCATTCCAAGTTCCAACATAAACTTCTTGAACGCCAGCAATTCCTTTACAAGGTAATTGATATCCATTTGTTAATATACAAGGCATTTTTTTATTGTTTATTTTTTTTAGATTGAAAGCTGAGTGGTTTTTAATCACTCAACAATCCCTCTAATTGTTTTTTAAGGTTACGGTTTGTAAGAAACTACGTATTGTGGATAAGCGATTTGAACACCTTGTTTCCAAATTGCTCTGAAGAAGATTGAATTGAAATCTTCAGATTTCCAAATTCTAAATGATTCATAATCACTTTGTAAGTCTGTACCAAAGTAAAGATTCTTAGCTGTAGTTAAAACTGCTCTATTAGAACCATTTAAACCAGATGTAGCTAAAACTCTGATATTAGTACCAGGGTGCATAATTGAGTAACCGATATCATTACTTTCCATTGCTGTGAAGTGATAATAATTAGAGTTTCTTAAAGCTCTAACATAAGTTCTAAAGTTTGCATAAGATACAAATAAAGTTAAATCATCTTGATCCCACAAGTTAGTAGGTAAAGCATCTGCCATAGCATCTACTAAAGTTAAAGATGAAGTTGAACCCCAAGTACCAGCAGCAGCTGTTAAACCAACTACAGATGAACTATAAGAGCTATCAATCAATTTTAAGAAACCATTACATTGAGAAAGGTTATTAGAAGCAGTAGCTGTATCACCTTGCCAAATTAATATCTCAATTTGGTTTTGGATTTTGTCTACTTTGTCCGCAACATATGTTTTAGCGAACATTTCAGGTCCTAACTCATCATAATATGAACCTTGTTTTAAACTCATACCTAAGTAGTATTGTTCTAAAGAGTTGTTACCCAATAAACAGATTTGTTCTTCAACCATAATTGGGCATACGGTCATTTGAGCTTGTGTTAAGGTAACTGAACCAGTAGCGTTGATTAAACCACATCCAGCTGGTTGTAAAACCAAATTAGATGTCATAATGTTTAACGCATCAGCATATTTAACACCAGTTTGTACTGAAATGTATTGCTGAGTTCTACCTTGTAACACGATCTCTCTTACTAAATCCATAGATAACTGATCTACATATTTAGTTAAAGCACTTGTAATTACTGAACTATTATAAGCCATTTTTTTTATTTATTTTTTATTTTTGTATTGTACAATTTATTAGATAACTGAATTATTATCAGTTTTTCTTTTTTCTTTTAGTATAGCTCTTAACTCTTCTATCTCACTCATATTCTTCTTAGCGTTTATGCTTTTAGAGTTATACTCTTCAAATCCCTTTTTAACTGATTTTACTGGTTCAGCACCTGGTTCTTCAGAAAATTTGCTGATTTTACTCATCATTTCTTCTGTTGTTTTAGTTTGAGCATCACTCATTTGTTTCATTAGGGATAATACTTCTTCTAACTGAGCTTCTAAATCTGATACTCTTTTAGCTAAATCTGATTCTCCAGAAGGTGTTTCAGGTGAACCATCAGCCATCTCTACATTAGCTTCTACTGGTGATATTGGTGATTCTTCTTCTGTTGAAGTTTCACCAGCAATTGTAGTAACTTTATTATCAACAATAGTAATTGTTCTACCATCATTCAAAACATAGTCGCCATTGTCTAATGGTGATTGGTTACCTAACTCATCTATAGCATATACCTCACTACCAATTTCTAGTTCTTCAGATGTGCAAGTAATTTTACTACCATCAGTAAGAACGTACATATTGAATTTTTTATCCTCAGATGCGAATAACTTCTTCAAACTTTCCTTAATTGAATTAATTGTTTCAATTTTGTTCATTATATTATATTTGTTTTTATTGAATATACTTATATATATTCATATTTGTTTTCTCTTTTAAACTATATTAACTTTAACCTTAGTATTCTCTCTTATGCTCTTATTTTACATTTTTTTGAATTGCTTTAAACTTTTTTCAAATTCTGTTTAATTCTATAAATAACACCATTAGAACATCCAATTATTGATTTAATATTAGACTCTGATAAACCATCATTTATTAAATTTATAATCTTAATTTCATAATCAGACCATTTTGACTTACCTTTATTATGAGCTAATCTACCTTTCATTTTTAATTTAGAATCTTCTGTATGTTTTAATCCTAATCCACCAGTTCCGCCATCTGTTAAATTACATAATGTACCTGTTTTTAAATCCTTTCTACCATATAATAAGATAAATTCTTTCTCCTTTTCTTCAGCCTCAAATCTACTTAAATCTTCCATTATTATTTCTGACTTCCAATTTGTATTACTTGTTATGTGCTTCCAGTATTTATTTCTCGAAAATTTTGATTTATATCTATCACCAGTACCTATACCAATATAAAATACTTCATTTTTATCTAATCTTATATGTCTATATAAATAATAATTCATTATACTAACTCACCAATTTTTCCAAGCTCTTTAACAACTTGTGCATTATTTTCATAATGTTTATATATATTAAGTTCTTTAACCTTCTCTACTTTATCCTTATTTGAACCAGTAGCAAAAATATTACTATGTGGTATTCCTAACTTATCTGCAATTTCAAACATACCTTCTTTATCTTGTCTAGCAGATATAATATATACTTCAGCTCCACTCTCAATATATCTTAAAGCAACATCTTGTATGTCTTTTCTTGTTAAAGTGTCATCAAAATCAAAACTAATTTTCTCACTTGATAGACTTTCACTTTCCATAGATTTGTTGTCCCACTTAGTATAACATATGGCTGCTGCTTGATCTTTTTCATAACCAGAGTTTATTTCTTCTCCAATACATCTTGATATGAATTCTTCTTCTGTCTCACCAGCTTTTGGCTCAACAACAAACTTATTAGTATCTATATCTAATATATCACCAAACATTTTAATGATTTCATCATCTGTTAAATCATCAATAAGTTTATTTATATCACTTTCCATTTCAACTAATTCTTGACCCATCATTCCTTCAATACTAAATCCATATTTACCATCATCTTTAACGTCATTCATCCAAAAATCTTCATCTTCAATCTTAACTTCAATAAACCAAGTTCCTACTGGTAGGTTAAATCCATAATATCTACTTTTATCATAAGTAGGATCCTCAACAATCCAATTTTGTTGTATAAAACCATCTACCATCTTATTAGAATGATCTACATTAATAGATTTATTATTATTTTCTTTATTAAATTTATCAACCATCATTTTAATAGTCTGAGGCGTAAAATAAACATAATATAAGTTATCATTTTGGTCTCTTCTTAGAATTTTCTTATTTGGAATCATAGCTGGTCCAACAATAATTTGTTTATCACCAACGGTCTTAAATTCATATCTTTTCTCTGTTTCAAGTTCCTCAGCTGAAAAGTACATACCCTTAACTTCAATTGCTGGATCCTTAACTAAACTGACCATTCTGATACCTTGTGTACCATCTTCTTCACAAACTATCTCATAAGTTGGAAGATCCTCTAATCTTACTTTATTTTTTTTCATAGTTACTTTTTTTATTTTCTTTCTCGTATCCGATTTATTTGTTCTACTTGTTTATCTCTATGATACCAATAGCTCATAAGGTTTAGACACTCTATATAGTTTGTATTATATACTTCTTTATGTTTTGTTATATCACCTTTTGATAATCTATCAACCATACCTAACCACATAAGTTCTTCAGGCATTTGGTCTATTACAACATTTCCGGAAGAGGATTGACCAAACAAAACCTCATAGTTTCTACTTATTATTCTCTCCCAGTTGTAAAAAAACCAACTACCCATAAAGCTTTAGCTGCATCTATATTCTTAAACATTTGTTTTCTAATATTTAATACATCCATATCACCAGTAAATGGTTGTGGTTCTAATTTTACCTGATTATTTTCATCTACTTTTTCAAAAGATGGTCTAATTAATATTGATAACATATTTAGGATATTTTCTAGTTCACTAATATTATTCTTTTTAAGTAACTTTAATGATATCATCTCACCAACAGTTAACTTATTTGCCTTAATTGGTACAAAAGTAATACCATCAATCTCAATACTATCAAAAGCCTCTGGTTCAATCTTATCAGCTGTGTTAAACTCACTTATACTTTCCGATAATTCATTAAACTCATCCATATAAAGATTTGATAAAAAATCATCACTTTCACCAGTTAATGTTTTTATCAAATCATAAATAAACTCCTCTTCTAAGACCTCTTTATTGTTTAAGTCAATGATTCTTAAATACTCATCAATACTTAATTCATCCCAAGATGTTTTGATTTGTACTTCTTTTTTTTTTATTTTTATTGTTTTCATATTTCTAATTTTTTATTTTATATATTATCTTATAACAGCTCTGTCTTCTATAACTTTAACCTTATTACTTACATCTCTTATATCTGTCTCAGTTACATAAACTTTCATTTGTTGTTTCTCTGGTTCATTAAATGTTTTTAATTGAGCCTGTCCTATTGTAAATGTATTGGTTGGAGCACCACTATCTGGTGGAGGTCCACCACCTGGTGGAGGTCCACCACCTGGTGGAGGTCCACCACCACCATTTTCATTATATTGTGATGCAGCAATCTTAGCTAATGAGGCAGCTGTTGTTACAATTGCTGTTCCGACCATAATACCTTTAGTTACAGGATCTGGACCTGTTGCTAAAGCCGATACAATTGCTCTTGCACCTTCAATTGCTGTTTGAACTAATTGAAAAGCTTTATTTCTATTAAAAGCTGCTTTAAGTATTTTTTTCTCTTCTTCTGATCCTTTTTTTACATTCTTTAGTTTATTAGCAACAACTGCTTCATCTAGACTCTGTAAAGCATTTAGAGAACCAGCTGCTAACTCAAGACCTTTATCAATAGCTTGTGCTTTAACCTCACTCATTCTACCTTGTGATTCTGCATCAAGTTTTTCATTTTCCTGTCTATACTTTTCTTTAATATTCTTTTCTTCTTGTGATCCAGCCTTAACTTTAGATAATTCATCATTCATCTGAGAGTTTAATATTTCAGCTCTTTTTTCCTTAATCTTATTAAGTAGTTCTGTCTTTTTATCTACATCAAAAGCACCATATTTAGATTCCATAGATTCTAAATTTGATAATTCAAGTTGTTTACTTTGTATTGAATCCTTAACAGCTTTTTCCTTAACATCTTTTTCCTTTTGTAGTCTATCCTTAATCAATTTATAGATTTCTTCATCAGTTAATTTACTATTTTCTAATCTTATTTTACTAAATTCATCATCTATTTGATTTACACTAACATTATAATCTTTTATTAAACTTAACTCTGTTTCGTGGTTGGTCTTTAATATATCCAATCTAACTTGAGCTGCCTCTTCAATTTTTTTCTTTTGTTCTTGATCATAATTAAATAAAGCCAATTGTTTTTTAGATAAAATTTCTTGATATAATTTTTCTTCGTCTTTATTTTTTCTATTCAACTTAGATAAATCATCATTAAAAGACTTGGCAATTTTATCTCTATCAGATAAAATATACTTATCTTTTAAATCATTTATATCTTTTTGATGAGCAAGATATTTATCTTTGGCTTCCTTGGCTTTTTTATCAGCATCTTCCTTGGCTTTTTTAGCCTTATCATCTTTATCCTTTTGAGCTTTGGCATCAGCTTTAGCATTAATAACATCAATTTCAGCTTGAGAATCTAATAGATCTTTCTTTAATTCACCAAGTTGCGTTTTTTGTTCCTTTGTTAATTCACCAGAAGTTTCTAATTCCTTAATCATAGCTTCTGTTGTTTTAATTATATCTTTTTGTTTTTGTAATTCAATCTCAGTTGTATCTTTACCTGCAGCTTGCATAACTTTTATTTGTCTATCAGCTGCATCAGCCTGCTTCTTCATTTCTTCACCAAGACCTTCAGTGTTCTTTTTAGCTTCCTCTTGAGCTGCGTGATTAGTTAAACCAATAGCATCAGTTAACATAAATAAGGCATCACTTAGCATATTGATATACATTTCAACTGGCTTCATAATAACTTGGAAAAATTCTAATTTTTCAAATAAAAATTGTAAGCCTTCAATAACTAAGAAGATTGGAATAGCTTTCATAGCACCACCTAAACCCTTGAAAGCAATCTTAGCTTTACCAAAATCCATATTAGCAAATGAATCCTTTAATAGGCCTAAACTACCTTTTAACTTTTCAATACCAGTACCTTTTAAGGCTTTAGTAGCATCACCTAAATCTTCCATCTTATCTTTTAAGTCAGCAACTTTCTGTTGAACTTTAATAAAAGCGTCAGATCCTTCATCAAGCTCCAACGCTTGTGAATTTAAATCTTTTATAGCCTGTCTTATTTCCTTAACACCTCTAGCACTATCAGCTGTATCAAGAGTATAAACCTTTTTCTCCTCAACCATTTTGGTTGTGTCTTCTATCTGTTTGTTTAGGTCCTGTACATTTTTACTGGCTTCGGATGTTTCAACATTAAATTTGACTTTTATTTCACTTGGTGTTGCCATTTTTTTATTTAGATTTTATGTATATATTTAATTTTAAAAATAACTTTTAGACTTTTATTAAGCGTTAATATACTTTATATTAAAGGTAGCCGA